AAGTTATAAAGATCCTCCTCGTGAAGTTTCTTACTACGCTTATAAACGTATTAATCATTTTAATGAGTGGCTTGCACAGTTTCAAGCAAAAGAGAGCACTGATATTCCTACAGAAGTATTTGACTCTATTCTTATTGAATTAAAAAAAGAGAGAATTTTAGATACAAAAAATATAAAACAGACTAAAGTCCGTGAAATTTTAAAGAAACTTAAACTAAATAAGTACTATGAACATGTCCCCCATATTATTAATAGATTAAACGGACAAAATGCACCAATCATGACGCGAGAAGTAGAAGAGAAGCTAAGATACATGTTTAAAGAGATTCAGCCTTCTTTTCAACTACATAGACCTGAAGGACGTAATAATTTCTTATCTTATTCGTACGTTTTATACAAGTTCTGTGAACTGTTGGAACTTGATGAACACTTGCCCTGTTTTCCACTACTAAAAAATCGTGATAAGCTCTATGTTCAAGATAAGATTTGGCAGAAGATATGTGCTGATTTGAAATGGGAGTTTATTAGATCTATTTAGCTGCATTTAGCAACTCCTCAACATTAGTGCTGCAAATAAGATGTAAATTTTCATTAATTTTCCCTATTGGCCAATCCCACCACTGCAGTGTTAAAAGTCTCTCAATCTGCGACGGTGTAAAACGGTAGCGTATGTGTTTAGCAGGATTACCTCCAACAATACTGTACGGTTCTACGTCTTTTACAACGTGGCTATTTGCGGCAATAACTGCACCAGAACCCACAGTTACACCTGTCATAATTGTTGCACTGTGACCAATCCACACATCATTACCAATAACTATATCTCCTAGCTTTCCTATTCCAGCTTTACCGTTAGAAAATATTTCTTTATAAATATTTCCAAAAGGGTACGTTGAAACGTAATTAGTGTTATGATTACCCCCAAGATAAAATCTACAACCTCCCGCAATCGAACAGAAACTACCAATTTTTGCTACAGGACCGTGGCCCCAGTCATATATTGTAATACCATCATGACCGTAAGTAAATCGTCCAACAGATTGTATTGACATAATACTTGTTTTATACTATCACTTTAAGCGATGAATCAAATAGTATAATCCCAGTTCCTGACCAGTGGCCATACTTTGACACATCTATCTTTTCTAACGGAACCCACTCCCAAAATGATTTCATCTCACTATTTAAAAATATGTCATCGCACAACACCATCCCTTTGTAGTTGTTTTTTAGGAGTGCTAATATAAATTCTCTTTCAAAATCTCCGTTATGAAATGTATCTAACATAATAAAGGGCGCCTGTAGTAGTAGTTCCATATCTGTTAAACAGTTCTTAATTTTCCAACTTATATTGGGTTTCGATTTAATTGAATTAACATCATTAGGTATATCATCAACTAGATTGTATGTTACTACATTTATATTATGATTATGGGATAGTGCAAGAGCGCTATAGCCGTGCAGTGTTCCAATATCAATTAGTGTAGAACCTTTAGGAAACTGATACGATAAGTATGCTAGTAGTTTGTAGTGTTCTACCCCTGGCTCTAAAATAAAATATTGGAAAAAAAATGCGTTCCATTGTGCTCTTTCATACAACGGTGATAAGTCAATTGCGTGCACAGAATCGTTAATAGATATTAGTGTATTCATTACTGTGAATATATAATACTATATTTTTAGGCTTTAAAAAGGCGCACAGAGTATTTCTCCAGGATCTGCACCTGTCATATTTGTTATATCACTTCTAACCTGTTTTCCACAATTAGCTCTGTAATTATCTACTTCATCACGTGTATACACGTGTGATGTTGATAGTTGTACTTGAGTCCCTGGCTGACTTGCACCAAAATTTTCACGCATTGATCTATTAATAACAAGAACAGCTAGTATAAATATAGCTACAAATGGGAGCACTGAATAATCTAGTGAAAGATTTACTTTTTTAGCCATTCTAATATTAACTTATCTTATAATTTGGCACCGGGAAATCCTACTAGATTTGCACCAATACCAAATCCGGCACCTTGACGGGCAGTGAAAGAGATAGAGGGAGATACAAGATCAAGAATAGCAAATACTACCGCCGCAACTACACCCAACATAACAATTTCTTCAACTAAGAACGACTTCTTTGGAATAAATATCGCAACCGCAGCAACCGCTAAACCTTCGACTAGATACTTAATAACGCGTGTTATTACTTCAGTTGCAGCTAACATTCTATTAATGCTTAAAGCTTTTTTTTTATTAAATTCAGAATGTCAAACACGGTACATGAAGATTATCTGAATGAAGATCCAGACATACCGGGACAGAAGTTTTGTCTACTAAGTTTTCTAAGCCCTGAGAACGTGTTAAAAAAGAAGGAAAACTACTTCTTTTCACAGTTCCTCTCTCAGTTTGAGTTAACACTCAAATCACAGTTGATTGAAAATCATTTTGCATCAAAGATTCAGTCAATAAATAGTGCACTAGAAACAAAGGCGTGCGAGTTTGAAAAGAGTGATTTAAGTGGAGTTGCGCAAGAGTGCCGAAACTCTAAGATTCGTATTGATACGTATGTTTCAGATTTGCACGATTTTATTAAAAAGGAGTCTAAACTACTTACAGAAGATTCACTAAAGTCTAAGTATGATGACTTTATTTTTAATAATTCTGCAAAGTTAGAAGACGAATTTTACAAAATAAACGATTTTTGCACAACAGTACGTGGAGTAAAGATCCGTGGAACGTACAATTCACACGATGAAGCTGTTGCACGATCAAAGAAACTTCAACGTATTGATACTCTTCATAATATTTTTGTTGGAGAGGTTGGAAAGTGGCTGCCGTGGGATCCAGAGCCTTCTAAAATTAAAGAACAGGAGTACGCCGAAGATGAATTAAATACGTTAATGAAGAAGTACAAAGAAAATGAAGAGGCAAAAGAAGAACACCATCGCGAGCGCCGTGAACATATGCGTGGAGGAGCCAATATCCCTAGTTCAATGTTCACAGGAGATAAAGATCTTGCACTTGAACGCAAAATAAATAATCAATAATTTATAGTTAATTTTAAAATTAACATATATATTATACACGAGGATAGATTGCAGTGCACTTATTTTCTTGACAAAATTCTCCTTCATTACATGTTATACCAATGCAATCTACATTTCTGTAGCCTTCATAAGCGCTGTAAGCAAAATAAGCAAAAATAGCAGATATTATTACTAAAATAAGTACAATAATCATTGGATTTTTTGTCTCTTTAGCCATTCTAATTGAGTCTAAGGAAAAACCGGAAGAGTTGTTTTCTGCAACGGAGGTAGCTTATCAGAACGACATACACCGTTCATACAGCGGGTTCCAAATGGACACGGAGGTCTATCCACTCCACATTGTGCACGATCTTGATTTGTAAATGGCTCAATCCGTATGTATCTATCAGCAATTAAGAGTAGTAGACCTATCCCCATTATTACTAAAAAATCAGTGTAGTGAAGTTTCATCTAATCTATACCTTTCTTATCTGTATTGCCGGTCCTTTTAATCTGCGTGATGCGTTAGGATCATATGAATCGTTATTATCTCTTCGTTGATTATTTAATGAGTGTTGCCAAAATTCTGCTGCACCAATCTTAAAATCGTTGTGCATACTTGCTTTATACCAGTATACGCAATCTTCTAACTTAGCACTTTGACTCGTATTATCAATTACAAGACATTCATAGTTCTGTGTGCACTGATCCATTACTTGACAGAAGAACTCAAATGATGGGAAAGCGGAGGCGTAGTTATCATAAATACGTTTTCTATTACTCTGATACGATTCACGTAGTATAAATACGTAATCTACATTTGTTCGTAGTGCTGGTTGAATACCAAGAGGGTACTGCATTGTAATAATAAAAAAGACCTTTAACCAACGGCCGTTCATAAATAAGTAGCGAATATTCTTGTCGTGAGTCCATGAATCGTCATACATACAGTCATCTAAAATCATAAATGAACGAGCATCAATACGATTTGGGACTCCTTTTTCTAGATCTTCTTGAATTTTTTGAGTTAACATTTTTTGACGCTTGCAGAAGTTTGCCAGTATAACAGGATTATACTCACCGTGAATAAATATTGGTGGGATCATCTTTGAGTAGAAACCGTTAGATTCTTCTGTTCCAGAAATAACTGTTCCAAGAGGCATGTCTTGATGGTGATATAGTAGATCTTTTACAAGTGTAGATTTACCTGTTCTTCGCCGTCCAATAAAAACACATACGGCATCTTGTTGAATCTTTTTCATATCAAACTTTTTTAAAGATACATTAACTGCCCCGGACATATCTTATAATGATTTTATATATAATAAATTAACCATTTAAACATATTTAATCTATTGCGGTATATAACGTCTGTTTCATTCTATAATGACAAAAAGATGGACACACCGCTACTCCGGGGCATACGTATACCAAATCCTAGATTTATTATTTCTGAACTTCCAGAAAAATTAGAAAAACTACACAACTACACTAAACTTAAATCATGGATCCCTCCAATGAACGAACTATTTAACATAACAGAAACAGACTGTGTACAGTTTGATATTGGTGAAACAGCATCGAATTTAGATATTTCTGGTAATGATTGTACAATAACTCTTAAAAATAGTAATAACTGCTATAGAAGTGTACAGTCATATATGAAAATAACGCACTTATTAGATCCTATTAACTATTTAAGAGATAGTACAGATACATCTATACTATCTGATAAGTGGAATCAAGGGTACGTAGAAACAGTTGCAACTTATGCACTGGGTCGTTTGCGCAGTGAAAATATTAGCCCACACTTTAACTACTACTACGCGTCATATTCTGCAATAGCAGGAACATACAGTTATAATATAACGGATGAAGTTGAAAGTTATCGTATGTACCGTTGGTTTTGGGATGTTATTGAGTCTAATGCAGCTAAATTAGATGTATTAGGTGAAGATACAGAAACAGTTGAAGAACTAAAGAGAGTTATACTAATTAAACCAGATTACTGCTTAGAAACAAGAGATGAAACTTCTAGTGTAGTTGAAGAGTTAGCTAGTATAACATCTGCAAAAGATGGGTGTGAATTAGAAAGTTTAGAATCTGCATCAGTAAGTATTGAGTCTGTTTCTGAAGTTACAAGTAGTGAGTCCTACGAAGAGAGTAGTGCTGACGACGATTGTTTAGTCTATTTAACCGTTTCTGACTTCCCAGTTATGATGATCTTTACTGAAAAAAATAGAGGTACAATGGACGATCTTTTAGAAGATTATACAGAAGTTGGTGCACTTGTAGGAACCAGTGAATGGGAGATGAGATGGTCTGCGTGGATTTTTCAAGTTGTTGCAGCGTTATGTGTTGCTCAAAAAATATTTGGCTTTATTCATAACGATCTTCATACAAATAATATTGTCTGGTCAGAAACAGAAGAAAAGTACTTGTACTACATAACAAATGACAGAAAGTGTTTCCGTGTTCCAACGTACGGGAAGATATTTAGAATTATAGATTTTGGCAGAGCAATATTTCATATAAATGACCACTTATACGTAAGTAGTGATTTTAAAGAGGGTAATGATGCAGCAACACAGTATAACTTTCCACCGCTAAGTTCTGATACAGATTCTCCAACAGTGTATCCAAATCCTTCATTTGACTTGGCACGTCTTGCAGTTAGCTTATTAGAATCACTCTATCCGCTAAAACCTGATGCAAAAGAAGATGGATGTATTCTAAGTTCTGAAGAAGGACGAATTGTAGAAGAAACTAAATCACCACTATATAACTTGTTATGGTCGTGGTTAATAGATTCTGAAGGTAAAAATATCTTATGGGATTCAGATGATGATGAACTTTTCCCAGATTTTAATCTCTACGTTCATATTGCTGAAAATTGTAAAAACTCAGTTCCATATAAACAGATTAGTGCAGAATCTTTTAAAAGCTTTTCTGTAGAGTACATCCCATCTAACATTACCCCATACTCACTATTTGTCTAGT